GTTTTTATTTCAACTGCCAAACAGTGGAAAGCGGCCCCCTGGAAAAAGTCGCTAGCTGTTAACACTTAAGCAGTCAATAGATTTTACCACCTGAATGTTCGTTCGTAAATCTTCCCAATAGTATTGAAAGGTAAGGATTTCCCGTAGGTTTAAGTCATCGCGCGTCATACCTTAACAGTATGTCCGACATCGTAACTCCTTCCTTGAGTGCGTCACATATTTTACATGTACACCGCATACTACCCGGTCAACGATTGAATCATTCAGGGTCCAGTACCGAAAATTTCTTATTGTTTGTTCTGGCCAATAGTAGTCCACCCTCTTTGTTTCTCGTCGATAATCTTATCGAGAGCTCGAAGCGTGGTGGTTCCTATGGCCCAATCCCATGCATCATCTTCATCAATTGGTGCATAGACAAGCGTTTCAGCATAACCATCATGCACACCCATGGCTTCGTCACAAGACAGAACAACCGAATACTTGAACAATGAAGGTGCTTTACCTTTCATGATGTTAGTTTTGTATTCGATGCCGTATTGATCCAAAGTTTTCCACAAGCCAGTTGGTTCTTGAGCTTGATAGGATTTCCATGGTGTCAGGTCCTTTTGCATTGTCACCTTGCACGCAAGCAGGGATTGAACATCGGGCAGTAAGACGTCAGGTCGGTTCCTGTGCGTCGTTGACCCCGATTGTTGAGTTTCTGGAAGTTCAGAAGATCTTACGTCTCCCAGACGTTGTTCAGTAGACTCAACTACTACTGTTTGAGCGGAGAGTTCATCGGTTAAAACTACTCTCTCCTCTTCATTTGATGGAATTTGAATTGGTGGCGTAACTGCTCCTTCAGCCTTCAACGGGTGTCGTTCGTTGAATTCTTTCGTACGCAATTCAAGATCAGCACGTCGCCAACTCTTGACCATGGTATCCGCAATTTCGAGAAATTGATTGTTCAACTTCTTGGATGCATCTTCTGTGGCGGTGGATTTTCCTTTTCCAGAGCCACGAGCACTCATGTTGTTAAATTCAGGAAATTGCGAACCGGTGATCTTCAAGTCCATGACCCAGATTTTGTTGTTATCTGGTCCATCACTTATCGCCGTAAAGTCCATGTCAAAGCCAAAGATGCTTTTCAATTCATTCAATTTAGCTCTTTCATTGAAATGAGAGCGTTTTTTGAATGCTTCAAAAAGACGTGCGATGGCCAATTTTTCCGTGAGCCCAACCTGCGGCGTCATCAAGATCGTAGAGTTGACAAGGGATGTTTTCTCCTTGTACGTTTTCTCCTCCTCCGGAATCTCGGGTGGTCTGATTTCACGCGGCATTTTCCTGTTTTCAACTGCTTCAGCGCGCTCTTCCGTTGTATAGCACGACAAAACCAATGATGTGTTGAGGAATTTGGCGATTTCAGCTTGTGCGAAAGTTGTAATTTCAGACACAAGCAGCGTATCCATCTCCGTCATTCCAACAACCATATATGGGTTGTGGTACTGAACACAACGTGGAAGAGTGAACTTGGGCGTCCCACAGAAGCTGGGCATTTGCCATTCAGCGGATATCCACATACGCTCAGCCTTCATCAAATCTGGTTCAACATGTTTGACAAATTGAATTCCAAATTTTTGTGCAATGAAGGTCAGATAAATTGGCATATATGGATATTCACCATCCTTTCGTTCTAGTTCGAGCCTGGCATAGAGCAATCGAACAAGAGTTTTGTAAAGTCGAATTGACTGGGGAAGTTCAGCATCTGGAATCTCAGTGATGCTGTTCACCAGTGCAACGTCGAAACAATAACAGGACGAATAGCGATCGTGCATATCGTTCTGATCGATGTCGAGCGGGGATTTTTGTTTACGTCGGAAACAAAAGCGTCCCAGGTCTTCATCGTCACGATCGCCTTGCGGAAGCATTTGGACTCGTTTTTGTTTAACGATATTTAACGCTTCGGCAATCATCGACTCTGTCATTGATTCGGGTGGTCGTCGTTGTCCATTCAGGAGTTCCCAATCGGTCGGGGTTTCTTCAGGGATGGTCGGTTCGGCGGTCGGTTGTGAAATCACCCAGGTATCCATTGGTCCTGTTGCAGCGAGCGAAGTAGCTTCGTTGTACACATTTCGAGTGACAATCGGTGGAATGCCCTTGAAAGTGCCCAAGCGGAAGTCATCACCCATTGCAGTCAGAATCTTTGGAATACCGGATATTCCATTCGTTCGTAGCGCGGTCATGTCGTCAGCTGCTCCAGAGTAGGAGAATCGGTAGAAAAACATCACGTAGCCGGGGTCCAAATACGGTGCTTCAAGGTCAGAGACGTTGTTAAACGGTGTGGCCAGGACGTTGTAAATGGTGGTGAATGGAATTTCGATTTCAGTGTAGGGTGCAACGTTCAATGCAACGTCTGCAGCCAAACTTGGAACAGCTTCAGAGTAGAAGAAAGCAGTAGTAGCTCCCATCTGCTGATAGTCTGTCACACAAGCAAGGTTAGCAGCAATCAATGACCAGTTGGCGTTTCCAGCGTTGGAATTTGGAATTCCTGGGATGTAAACGCTGCCATACGATGTGCATTGCAGTGGGACGTTCTTGTAGTCTGCCAAATCTTGGAAATAGGCCTTGAAGCGGACGGATCCTCTCCAAAACCGATACATATTGGCAAACTTGTATCGAAGTGAGCTGTAGCCATCGAAAACGGCGGAAATCGGCATAACAGTATAACCGACCCATAGAGATGGGTTGGTGCTACCTTCATCCGGAACAAACGTATCAGTGAACGCTTGACTCAGGGTGGTAATGCCAGTCTGTCCGATGATTCCAGCTTTGGAATAGGTCAAATACTTGCTTGGCGTTGGTAATGCTTGGTAACGTTTCAAGAATTGACCTAAATGTGTGATCCCAGCTCGTGGTCCAAAATGAGCATGGGGGAATTTCACTGCAGCACGAGGTGGTGCAATTGGAATTCCATTGTCGGTCTGTCCCTCGGTAGCAGTCGGAACTTTGACAGCGTCTTCACCTGCCATTTCTCCGGTGTCACCTTGGGGTTTCATGAGAATGCGGTCTTCTTGTTTTTCCTCTTCAGAAACCGAAGTCGTGTTGAGAATGTAGAAACACGTGTTGTTGAACGATGGATAGTACAACACAAAATCATCCGCGCCAGCCAGCGAGACAATAATGTTCACGTTGTTTGCTACATTTTCAGGAGCGACCAAGGCGTTGAGCACTCTCAAGTTCCATGATCCGAGGAAATAGCGTGTAAACCAGTATTTGTCGGTTTCCTTTGGTCCTTTCGGGCCTCGACAAACTTCCAGCCACGGTACGTTGGTGTTGTATGGAATATTGAATTCGAACGTGTGTTTCTCGTTCTGCAGATCAATCTCCACACCGTACTGGGAGGTGGCATCACGCAGTCCTGTTTCCGAGTCAGGAGCAGCTCCATAGTTCAAAGCGAGGAAAAGTCGCCCAGTATGAAATTGGGTGGCTATGATGTCAAAACGAATTTTGAGTCCTCCTCGCCAGAATTTGAACATGCTGCTGACATAATCCCATTGGGTCATCGGCAAAGTCGATGTGTTCTCAATCATCGGGAGTTGGTTAACGGTTCCATTCAAGAATAAACTTGCAAGTGGTCCCAAAAACCAGGCTCCTAGTGATGTTCCAACTGCTTGCGTGGTGGCCCAATTAATCGTGGTGAAGTAGGTCGGGCGGGTGGTCAGAAACTTCATCTCCATCTCATCAGTTTCTGTCGAAAACATTTCTGAAATCGACAAATTCTGCTGTGACGGGTCCAAATCAAGGCGGGTGACCAACTCAGTTCCAACAGTAGAAGCAAGATTTTGCATTGCCTTCAAACGTGTTGGAATTGGATTAGCCATGTATCCGGGCTTGTCCATGGGGAGTCCACTGGCTTGGTTTCCATTTCCAATTGAGTCGCCGGTCATTTCAGTAGGGACGGTCATGCCATCAATGGTTCCATAATTCGAGACGTTGGTCACGCTTGACATTGAATTACCCTGAGGTAACATGTTCACGCGCTCCGTCATCTGTCCTTGATGGATTGCATTGAAAGCTCTGCTCGTATTAGCCGTGTGCAAAGGAACGCGGAATTGCGAGTCAGTATCGAATTCGACCCAGAGATTAACGTTTATGGTCGGACTTGTACCTGTTGCTGCCTGCAACGGTGCAAGAACTTGCAAAACGAAAGTCCCTGTGAAGTCAGAATTCTGGTCATACGGGCCATTCAAGACAAGGAACGACTTGGGATTGTAGAATGGGATATCCAAAACGCCTTCATTGTTTGCAGTTGCATCCAAGAAGACATTCGGAACACCCCATGCTGCAGCCATGTGTGCCTGATGCCAGTTGGTAACCACACCAGCTCTCGTCCAAGGGACAAAATAAGCGATGAGGCGACCAGCATGGAATCGTGTTCCATTGACGTGAATTCTCAATTTCATCGATCCGTTGTAATAGAGATAGCGTTCAAAGGGAGCCTGTTGAAGATAATTCGTGAGGAAATCCCAGGGTGCTGTCAATTTAACAATCGTGTCCGAAGCAACTTGAGAAGTGGTCCAGGCGTAAGTGTTAACCCACACTCGACGTTTCGACATTTCTGGGAGCGTCCAGGGGGGGTCGGCCATACATTCAGCTGCCAATTTGGTGTTCGGTGCCTTTGGATCGGCAGAGCCATCATCTTGTTCAGCTGAGCGTTGTGTTAGCGAAATTATGCCTTTGGCATTGGCAAGATTCCGCACGTCAGATTGGGGGAGCATAAAAATACGAGAGGAGTTGGTGGTAGAAGCCATTTAGAAAAGTTTTGGCCTTTTCCGAATTTCTTCGGCTGCATACGTGGGCAGACGGTCAGAGGCCTAGTATACACTCTTTTACAACTGCCTAGGGAACGTCAATCGACGGCCAAACTATGCACAGTTGGACCGCTCCTCGCATCCCACTTTCAACGGGACCTTTTCGAGCACCATTATCGTTCAGCTTGTTGCACAAAAGCACTACAAACCTTGCGAAATCTACACAGAGGTAGGCATGCTGTACTAAGGAGGCTTCCGGTGTTGAAAGTGATCCATAACGTAAAAGAATAAAAGGATAGTCAAATCGTAGTCCAAATCCGTTCCAGTCCGTAAGGAATGCTGCTAGTAGGGTAAACAAAACGCGTTCCCCGAAGAGACAGGTATAGCAGCTTAACCCGTTTCGCGGTACACATATCAACTTAGAAATCGTCCAAAGTCAGATAACGCAAATCACGATGTTTGTACATAACGTTGGATTGTTCTTTTCCGTAAAACCAATTATACAAAAAATCCCAATCAAGTAAATACATAGCATCTTTGGGTAAAGCTTCGCACAATCGGGCGTACAAATCATCAAAATAGTCGTGTCCGTAGAAGAAGGCAAAACGCAGAGCTTCATTGCAATTCGAAAGTGTCATTTCACGTGGTGTCATGAAATCCGACTCTCGAACCCAATTCGTCAACTCTTGGATGGTGTTTTTATCCATGAGCGGTAACCAAAGGCTTCTCTCACCCAAACGAAAGGATCGTTTTAGAAAAGTGAGTTGTTCCAATGGTAACCATTGTGCTTTGCCATCTTTCGTAGCGGCGGTGTAGGTCATGTTGATTTTGGCAAGTTCATCACCGAGCGAGTCAGGATTGAAAAAATGTCGTACTTGTTGTCGTACTGAGAGTATATTATCATCTCCCAGCTCTTTGTCACGAACATTCTTTTCAAATTCTGACAGGCTCGCGTAAGTCGCGGGGGCTAGTCGTAACCAACAATACCGAATATACATAGCATTCACTATGGTGTTCAATATTGCGGTCATGGGCGTTCCAGAGGGGTTTCCAATGTGCGTCATGTAGACTGTTGATAAAAAAGCTTGAGGTGTATGAGCAATTTCATCGAACAGTACTCTTCTGACGAGTTGGTTTTCTTCCGAATCGTTGTACCAGCGGTTGATAATTTCACAAACTTCCATGATAACTATGGGCGAGATGTTTCCATCCCAACCACTATAGTCACCAGCAAATCCAGTATCACTATACTCTTGCATTCGTCGCATCAATTGGGTCCAATCTGATGACTCAGGATCCATTCCAACGGCGGAGAAAAAGCATTGATGATTCTGGATAAACGAAGTGGTGAATGCTCCACAATACATCCTGAAGGCAATGGTGTAGTCGACAGGCGGAATTGTGAAGACTCGAGTCTTCCCTTGGGCGATCTTAGCCAAGGGACGGCGTTCGTCCTTGAGGCAGTCCAGCCAAAGTGATTTGGATCGCAGGCCCTTTTTTGCAAAGGCTAAACGAAGGTCAATCATTTGGCGAAGTTCAGTTGATGAGACTTCTCGCTTTCCGGGTTCACCAGAAAACAAGAAACTCTTACCAACTTCTCCAGGGGCTTTCTTCAATTGGTTCAAAGGATATCCAGGGGAAGTGTCCATTGGAAGTGGTTCAAAACCAGAGTATCCAGGGTGTCCATTGATGGATACAAATTCTGAAACAACTTCTTTTGGCATTTCGTGAGTCCATTGTTTGAAAATCAGATTCATATGTTTGCTAACTTTCTGTAATATGGTCATATCAAAAAGAGGAGCGACATTTCCATATTTTTCAACTCCTGCTTTCAGCGGATGTATCGAAACTTCAAGACGAGGATCTCGAGGCGTCAAAACAGCAGGAGCAGTTGTTGGAACAAAAAGCTTTGCGTGTATAATGGATGGTCGAATTTTCGTGGTGGCAGGCACATGCACTCGTTTGGCTAATTTTCCGATAAGGGAAAAATTGCCTTGCGGGCACATAATGCCTTCGTCACTCTCAATAACTCCTGGTGGTAACATTCCAGAGTTCTTGAGAATACGTCCAAAACGGGCGAGTCCCTTTTCGAGCATTTCCTGTGTCACGAGCATTGCTGCTGCGTAATTCTTTGCGGGTGTAGCTGCAACGTGAATACCAACCACTTTTCGTGCCATACTGGTGTCTAGCACTACAAGTGGTGATCCACAGGAGCCAGGACTGGTTTCAGCTTGGTATGTCCAGCCTTGGTGATATTGTATAATATTCCCTCTTTCTTCACTCGAGTATTCAATTCGTGCGTCGAATGGAACATCAACAGGCTTGGTGTTTCGTGCAATGTCGATGCTTTGAATAAACGGTAAAGCTTGAGAAAACATACACAATAATGCTCGAAATTCCGATTTTGAGGATAGGTCAGAATCTTTGATGAAATGTTTGGTAATGTCAGCAAATCCAGGCACGTTTGGTGAACATTCATAGAGAACGGAATCTCCATTTATGTCCACTCGGCGTGTCGGATCATAGCTTTCCATAAAAACAGCTTCGTACCAGAGGACGTGAAAAATAGCACCTGGTTGAATTGGTGCTCCTCGGTAATCATGAAAGAAATGGCGTGGCAACAGCATAACGCGTCCTGCTATGAACAAGGCGTGCATGGAGTTACCCTCACGAGCAACGGTCACGAGATTCGGATAAATCCGATTGTGAACGATGCTCATAGCATTCGAATCACTCTGTCCTTCGGGTTTCATTACTTCTGGTTGTAAAGCTGCTTTGCGGGCTTGTCGTCGTAAAAAGCTGGTTTTGCTTTGTTCTTTTCCTTCAAGTCGCATGAGTCGTGGTCGTGGTGGCATATTCTTTACACCATGGTAAGCACCTTCTGGCACGTATTTTTGAACGATTGTATCGAGTTCTTCTTCAGTCAACAATTTTTCAAAAGCGCGCAGAGCAGTGCGAACCATGTGTAACTTTTGGTCACGATTGGATTCTGGTAAATATTGAGCGGTGTCGTAATAATCCTGGACAACGTAAAAAACAACTTGTTCAGCTGCTACGTTGATGGTATTATTTGCTTCTGATGAAAAAAGCGTCTTTCCAAGATCCCATAATGCAAACGTTCCTGCCAACAACGACGCTCCAACTAATACTGCTTTCATCCAAGGTGGTACTGGATCTGAAAAGAATTCAGTTAGTCGGTTGCGAAAATTGTCGGCGAAAGAACTTGCAATGGATTTTACAAATTCCATATCACGTTCCAATCGATTGATGGTGTCGGTCAACAAACCTTGAGGTTGCATGACAACACGATTCACTTCTGCTGCAATCATTGCTCTTGAAGCAACAAGTGCGCGCACCTGTTCTCGTTGATGCTCAGCATAAGATCGTCGTACATCGTCAATAAACTCTTGGTAAGTCATGAACGGCGTAAGTGCAGTATCTTCTTTCACGGGATTGAGAAATCGGCGTATCCGGTAATGGGAGTTGTCAGCTGGTATAAGAGCAGGATTCACTTCATTAGAACCGCGTTTGCGGAACTGTGGATGAATCCCAATCTCGTACATAGCGTGTCGTCTTCGCCACAATGCTTCTTGGTGGTTCAAAGTATTGGGGCGTGGGAAAGCGGAATTCGATGAAATCATAACGACTTTGGATCTAAAAACCTCTCCTTTCTGGTCTAATGATGCCATGGGGAGTCGATATTGCTCGTTAGAAACGATAGACATCAACTCAGCATGTTCTCCAGGAGAAACATTAACAGATCTGGTAGCGTCAAAGTCGTCATAAATGACAGCAAATTGTCCAGTGTATCCATCCCAGTGTGCAACTCCAGCGTTTCTTGACCATGCGATATTTGGTGTATCAGGGCTGCACCCTGCAAGAATTGCAGGGAGCACTCCAGTCAAAAAAGATTTTCCTTGGCCGGGGAGTCCACTGAGATAAATAACAAAGGGTACTGGTCGTGCATTGCGCGTTGTTCCACTCGCGTCCACTTGTTCAAAAAGATCATCCAAAAACTTCATTTTGTCACGAAGCAATTGAAAAACCTTAGTAAACTCGGGGCCACGAGAAGAGAGTTCTTGTATCATTTGAAGTCCGGTAGCGTGTAATTTCCTCACTCGATCTTGTGTAAGTTGATCGTACGTCAAAGCTTCTTCAACAGTTCGACAATGAAGAGATTCAACATCATTCAGCCATTGATAATAAGCAGAGCCTGGGGCAAAAATATTCAACCACCATTGTAGTGGAAGAATTTGGTGCGCCCATTCTTTGCAAATTTCAGGCAATGATCGAATGAAGGCCAATAGGGAATCCATGGTACTTGATACTGTGCGAGAAAAGATTTCATTAAAGCGTAAGCGTTCGGTAACGGATTTGAGTTCGCTGTCGGTAGGGCAACGCTTCATGAAAAACATTCCAACACATTCAACAAGGATGTGGGGAAGTCCGGAGAAAGGAACATTGCTTTGTGGAGTCATGGCAATATTTTCCGCCTGGTTCGGTTCAGTCGGCAGAAAAAATCGCCCCAACTTCAACATAGCAATTTGAATCAACGGGGTGGTCATTCCGAACAAAGAAAACAAGCGCCAGAGTAAGGTGGGAATACTAGCGTAAATTTTCTTTGCCCAAGCGATTATTATATCGACAAGTAATGCAACTGCGTCGCAAATTTTATCGACATAATTTGAGAGGTCCTTGGTCTGAGTCACAATTGTGCGAACGGTATTAATGAACGCTGTGACTTCGGAGGATGTCCTGGTCAAATTCGCAGCAAGACTCGAAAAAGTAGTGGCAGCAGCAGAAACCTTATGACAGGTATCTGAAACTTCACTTGATAATTCGAGTGCTGTTTTGGTCAGTGTGGTGGATTGGGTAGTCAGGTTCGAGGCCAATTTCACGGTTTCGGGAAATGCAGAGCGCGCGAGTCTACCTAAAAAGGTATTCTCTTGTGCTTGGGTAGGGGGTTCCGATGAAGATGTGGAAGGTTGGTCTGAGAAAGTGTCCGAAGCAAGTTCGAAAGCTTCGTCTGAATAGGGAAGGGTCGAATTTGATCGGGAAGAAGCCATTTGGGGAGGTTTTGGACTTTTCCGAAATTTAATTCGGCTTCACACGTGGGCAGACGGTCAGAGTCCTAGCGTAAGCTCTTCTACAATTGCCTAGGGAACGTCAATCGACGGCCAAACTATGCACAATTGGACCGCTCCTCGCGTACCATTTTTGACGGGACCAGTTCGGGTACCATTATCGTTTAGCTTATCACACTAATGCATAATAAACCTTGCGAAATCCGCACAGAGGCGGGCATACCGTACTAAGGAGGCTTCCGGTGTCAAAAATGATCCATAACGGGGGTGTCAGGAATAGTCAAAAGAATAATCCTAAAGGGGTTTCGGGTCAAATTTTGATGTAAAAATTTTGTCTCTTGATATAGCTCAAGGTTAAGCATCGCAGGCTACTGCGTAATCTAGTCTCTTGATATAGCTCAAGGTTAAGCAT